AGCTGTGCACTGTCGATGTTAGTGTCCGAGTTTCCGGTGCAAATAGCTGGAAGTCATGTGTTCGTGGCTGACCTCGCTAGAGCGTTGTCACAGCGCGTGAGGCCTGGTTTGTGGCGAAACATGCGGTTGGACACAGTCCGGGACTCCTATCCCGTTAAGAGCCTTGCAGCTTCCAACAACAAAACCAACCTGTACTTCTCCGAAGTCTGGGCGGAGTGCAAACGCACTCACCCGGTTGTGGCTGGCGAGTGGGTGCATTTCGGCAAGGCAACTTGCAAGTTTACCAACGATCAGGCCACAGCTGCGTTGGTGTATGCCTGCGCGATAAGACATAGGTTCTCGTTTGCCGTGAAATGGGCTATCTATTGTGTGCTCGAGCCTGCGGAGGTGAAACATGTCTCGACGATTTGCAAGAGTTTGGGAGCCAACGGGGATCCTGCTGGAGCGGTGCTTTGTGAGGCCAACGTGCTCATTGGGCGTGCTGTGAAGCAAGCGGATGTTGAAGGGGACCTGATGCCCAGGTTGGATTGCGACAACCCAAACGTCTATCGATGCGACCCAGCTGTGCTCAGACGCGCGATCCAGGCAGTCGTGCGAGAAGAAGTGGAGGAGCCGCCTTCCTTCGAGGATCCCGACAAGTTTTGGACACGGCGTTGGGGCTGGGCAGTCAACGGGGCGCACTCATTCGTGAGGCAGAAAGCACTGGAGTCAGAAGGGAAGGTCGATCTCGGGGCTGTGGACAAGTCTCTGCTCCAGTCATGGCACCGCCGTGCGGCTTTCGAGTGCATGACGAACAATCCCATGAAGTATTGGGACGGTCGTACGTTCGTGTCAGTGAGCAAAAAACTTGAGGCCGGCGCAACGCGTATGTTGTACTCTTGTGACTCTGTCTCCTACGCATGTTGGCAGCACTTCTTGAGCGGGGTTGAGGGCGTGTGGCGAGGAAAGAACGTGTTGCTGAATCCAGGTAGTGATGGGCATGATGGGTTGGCGGAGCGTGTTGCAGCTCGCGAGGCGTGTGGCCCAGTATACATCATGTTGGACTATGCTGACTTCAACTCACAACACTCGATCCAGGCCATGCAGATGGTGGTGGAAGAAGTCGCAACAGCATGCAACTACGATAGCCGGCACACCAAACGCCTGATCGAGAGTCTGGCGAAACAGGAGATATGGCTGGATGGCAAGAAGCGAGGCACGGTTAGGAGCACGTTGATGTCAGGCCATAGGGGCACCACGTTCTTCAACAGCATACTCAACCGTGCCTACATGCTGACTATTGACGCGGCCGCGGTGGACAAGTTCGGCATGTTGCACGTGGGCGATGACATCATAGGCAAGACCAAATCGCTGCACGAAGCGTTCGCGTTCATGAGAAAGTGCCAAAAGGCTGGGGTGAAAATGAATGTCTTGAAGCAGTCAATTGGGTTCGAAACTGGTGAGTTCACGCGCATGGCGATGCGCGGCTGCAAGAGTGTGGGCTACGTTGCGAGGTCTATTGCTGGGTTCACAGCAGGCAATTGGTACACAGACCATCGACTGGATCCGCTGGAGGCTACTCAAGGCATGATAACGTGCGCGCGGTCGATGATGAACCGCGCTGACAACCCCAAGTTGAGTGGGCTGCTGATCACCTCAGCCTGCAGGATGACAAGGCTGCCGCGTGACACAGTGTCGGCGCTGTTGGACGGATCGTTGTGCTTTGATGGGATGCCGGCGTACGCGAAGAATGGTGCTTGGCACGTGGCGGAGTACAAGGTGGAGCAGGTCCACAAAGGAGCGCTGCCAAACAACTTGCCGCGTTGGGCTTCTAAAGATTACATGCGGGAGCACCTCACTCAGGTTGAGAAGATGGCGATAGAGATGGCTGGGCACTCATGTCAGTCCGCCATGTTGGAGTCCAGCTATAGCAAGTCTGCCGTGGATGTACGTGGGCCAGTGGATTTGGCACTGAGTATCGTGCGAGTCACGCGCATGAGCGGCGACAGTCGCATCACTCTACGCGAGCGCAGACATGCAATCAAGGAGTTTGTGGCCGCCGGGAGAAGGGGAGGCCGGTTGCTCGGTCTGCAGGGACATCCAATACTGCATTACATGAAAAAACAACTGAG